TACAGTTTCTCAATCTGCAGATTTTTATTTTATTTGTTACGTACACGGTTCAGGAATGGGCGGTGTTATGGATCTTCAAGTTGATTCTTGGGGTGCAGGTGCGTGGAGTGTTGGTAACTGGAACGATCAAGAAAACACACAAGTAAATTTATCAGGTCAACCAATGACTATTGCTCAAGGAAATGCAGAAGCATTTTTACGAGAAGGTTGGGGTACAACTAACTGGGGCAATGGTGAGTGGGGTGACGTAACAGATTCTGGCGGCGCGTTCACAGGTATTGCAATGTCCGCAACACTTGGAAGTGTAACAATAGATAATCAAATAAATGTAGGTTGGGGTAGATTAGGTTGGAACGAAGCATCATGGGGTATTTTTGGAACTGTTCAACCAACTGGTATTCAGATGTCTGCAACTCTTGGAAGTCCAACTGTAACTGGAGCAATTAACACTGGTTGGGGTAGAAAAGGTTGGGGCCAACAAGGTTGGAACACTAACGAAACAGCTTTAGAGGTAAATGTAACTGGTCAAGCTATGACCATGGCTCAAGGTGATGAAACAACAACTGCAGAGGTAAATCAAGGTTGGTCACGAGGAGCTTGGGGTAATCAAGTTTGGGGTGATACAGACGAAGCTGCGGCGCTTACTGGAATAGCAATGTCTGCAACGCTTGCATCGCCAACTGTTACAGCAATAGTTAATACTGGTTGGGGCAGAATAGAATGGGGTAATGGACCTTGGAATGATAACGCTTTTGTTCCTGTTGCAGAATTAACTGGAATGGCAATGTCTGCTTCTATTGGCAGTGTAAGTATATCAGGTGAAATTAATACTGGTTGGGGCAGAACTGAATGGGGTGCACAAGTTTGGGGTTCACCAAATGAAGGTGCAACTCTCTCTGGTCAAGCAATGTCAGCAAATCTTGCATCTGTATCCACAACAGCAGAAGTTAAAGTTGGTTGGGGTAGAGAAGCATGGGGTCAACAGCCATGGAACGAAAATACTAACTTTGCAGTAGCTTCTCCTACAGGTATTTCAATGACTGCAACTATTGGAACTGTAACAACAACTGAAGAAATTAACCTAGGTTGGGGCAGATATGGTTGGGGTGAAGGAAATTGGGGTACTCCTGACAATACTATAAGCATAACAGGTCAAGCTATGACCGCTAATTTGGGTCAAGCAGATCCATCTCCAGACGTCATGTTAACAGGTATTGGCATGACAATGAATGAGGGTGAAGAAGCCGTTACTGCAGATGGTATTGTAATACCTACAGGAATAGGCTTGACAGCTAACGTAGGAACCGTGTATAATTTGATCTGGAATGAAGTAGATACCGGCACAACCGCTACATGGAAAGAGGTTGACACCGCAGCTTAAAACAACAAAATTTAATTAAATTTAGTGTTTGACAGCCCATATAAATTTTAATAAAAAACGAATAAGAGGATATAAAAATTATGGCAAACTCGACATCAGCAAGTTTAAAATTGACTGTTCAAGCTACTGGGGAAAACTCAGGAACGTGGGGTCAAATAACTAATACAAACTTATTAATCGTAGAACAAGCAATTGGTGGATATGATACGTTCAATTTAACGAACGCTAACAGAGCACTTACTTTTTCTAACGGTGCCGTATCAAACGGTAAAAACGCAGTAATCAAATTAACAGGAACATTATCAACTAACGTTAATGTAACAATTCCTGATTCAATCGAAAAAACTTTCATTGTAGCAAACGGTACATCTGGTGCTTACACAGTGACGTTCAAAACATCTTCAGGAACTGGAGTAACTTGGGCGACAACTGACAAAACTAC